AGAGGCGCCAAGCTTCGGTCATGGCGTCCGCAGTTGAGTTTTCGTGGCGCTTGTTTGCCTCATAGAGCGCACGCAGCTGCTGGCCGACTGCGCGCACCTCTTCAGGGTGCGGCGCATCCAATACACCGCGCTCCACAAGCGAACGCAACCACGCTGCACGGTCGGCGGCAGCCGGTGGCCTGGGACGCATCCCAGGGACAAGCGAGCACAGGCGATGCGTCCAGGTGTTGGTACCTGGTACTGGCATCAGGTACGACGGGTGCCCGTCGTCTGCGTCAACCTCATGCGGGATGATGCGCCCGCCCTTGCGCTGAATACTGACGATAGCAGGCTCTGGGTCAGCGACCCATGACTTGCCGTCACGACTGCGCACCGCATCGACGCCATTAACGCCAGCCTCGCCCGCCCACAGCTGCGACAGCTGCGGCACGCACCAGCCGTCGACGGCATAATAAGCGCCCGGCATATGGTACAGATAGTGCGCTTTTTGGCCAGCGCCATACCCGCGACCTGCTGACCGGTCTAGCGTGCCAGGCTGTGCCCATGGCATCGCAGGCGCAGGCGCTGCTGCTGGTGGTGTTGTCTTCTTCGTGCTGCTGCTCTTAGCTCGCGCCATTGTGAACCCCTGCCCTAACGTCGGCCGATGTAGTGCGGCGCTGCAGGCTCGACCAGACCCGCAGCGCCGACCAGTCATCAGACGCCGCTGATGACCTTGATAGCGATTTCCTGGCCATACGAAACACCCAGGAAGATGCGACCAGCAACCGTCGTAACGCCGGTAGTGCTGTTGCGGTCAACCTCGGCCAACATTGGCGGCAGGATGGAGCCGTCTGGCGCCTCGCCACCCAGCACGACCTGACGGGTCGGGTCGTCAATAGCGGGCAGCATGTCAGCCCAAACGATGGAGCCAGCGCCGAGAAGCGCGCCAGTGAAGTCGGTAGAATCGTCGGTTACCTTGGTGGTTCCGTAGATAGGCACATCGTTAATAAAGCCACGGAAGATGCCACCCGAGAACGCAGCAAGGCGCCGCGCCTCATCGCCATACTGGAGCTGGCCACCGGCAGACGTGAACAGGTTGCTCTCAAGCTCGCTGACCTGCTTGACGTGGTACAGCGCCAGCGGTGCGCCAGTGCCACCCAGGCCGAGCGAGCCAAGCGCACGATACGCCGCAACGCCTGCGAAGTGCGTGGCAGCCGTTAGTGCGGTTCCGGTAGACCCAACGCTACCAGACGCAGAGGTCATAGCAGACGCGACCATCGACAGGAAGCGCGTCGACGCTGCGACCGCCATGTCCTGGCCAAACAGCTCGGACGGCGACAGCGCGTCACCCGTGATGTTGCGCAGCAGGCTGGTCGTGTCGCGGGTCAGCAGCTGGCCGGCGACCGTGGCAGACACCTTGCTGTTAGCAATGCTGGTGCCGCTTGCGCCGTCGCCTTCGGTTTCTGCGGCCATTTCGTTAGCGCCAAGGCCGAACGTAGGACGCTGCACGACCTTGCTCATGTCAGCGCGGCCGAGGTAGCCAGACGCAAAGACGGGGTGCTGGAACATGCCAGCGCGGTCGGCAATGGTGAGCAAGTATCGAAGGTCGGCCTGCTCGGCAGCAAGTACAGACCCGGAGAAGCTGCTAGTCGTATTCGTCGCCATGGTCGGCGCTCCTACTGTATGGGTGAGACTGCCCGCGTCTCATGCCGTACAGCAGGTAGCGCCTGCGACTCGGTGGCTGTTTGCGGTGTTGGTCTATCCGTACACCGTGCGAGCCGCTACGTCAACGCTTGCCAGCCAGGTACGCTCTGATGGCCTCCTGCGCTTCTTTGTCGCCACGGGCTGCAGCGGTGCGCACAGATGACGGGATACTGCCGAGCGGACCAGGTGAGCTCGCAGGCTGGCGGCCGTGCAGCGGTGCGGCCGGTGCTGGCGTCGGTGGCGCGCTGCTCTGCAGGTAGGGGCGCAGCGCTGCTGGTGTGTTGTCGGCCTCTTCGCCCTTAAAACTGTCCATCCAGTCCGCCAGTGTTGGCCGGTCGTCAGCAGGCAGGCGCGCATGTAGCGCCAGCGCGACCGCTTGCCCTTCATCGTCCGTCAGACCTCGGCGCAGCATCGCCTCTGACGTGCGCCACTGGTCAGCGGCTGCAGCGTGGTCGGCTTTCATGCGCTCGAGCTTAGCCTGCAGCTGCGTGCGTGCCTCTGCCAGCTGGTCGCGCTCAAGCGTTACCGAGTCAGCCTCAAGCAGCTTGATGCGCTCGTGCGCTGCTGCCAGGTCAGCCGTGAGCTGACCAATGCGCCGCGCACCGCGCGACTGCTTGGCAGGCTCGGTGCTCGGTGGCGGGTCCGCTGGCGGGTCGCCTGCTTGCGGTAGTTCTTCGCTCATGTTCTGCCCTCTCTGCGTGCTGCTCGCGCATCGCTGCGCGCTATGTATGGCTCATCATATTCGGCCAGGATGCGCCGCGCCCAGGTGCGCGCAGTGTCGCCGCCCCAGCCGTCCCAGGCCTGGCGGCCTTTGCTCGGATAGCCAGCCTCACCACGTCGGAAACCCTGCGCCTCTTTGTCGACCTCGTGCCGTGGAAAGTACTCATAGACGGCGCGCACGTCACGCAGCTGCAGCGGTCCACCCTTAGCGATTAGCCGCGCCATACCCAAGCCACGCGCAGTCATCCCGCGTCGGCTCGGTGGCAGCTCTGCCCGCCAGTCAAGTGCACGCTGCGCAGCTCGGCGCATAGCGTCAGTCGGTCGGAATGGTGGCACCCTCTGCCCCTTCAACCGTTGGCACAAAGCCGCGCCCAACATCGCCCATGACCTGCTCGGCCGATTCACGCGGCAGGTTGAAGAAGTTTACGAGCATCGACACGCCGCTTTCGCGCGGCAGCTGACCGGCAGCCACTGCGCCGACGATACCCTGCGCGCTTTGCACCTGGGCGCCGTTCAATGCCACGTCAGACGCCTTGCCATCCGTCGCAGCAGCAATGGCCACCGGTGGCACCTCTTCGCCGTCGTCGGCAGTTGCCACCTCCTCGGGGCTCGCAAACGGGTCGACAGCTAACCGCAAATCGGCCTGCGTCATGGCGCCCAGCTCAACAGCCTTAGCCAGCCGGTCAAGCTCATCGACGGACGGCGGCAGCGCGTAGTATCGGACCCGCCAGTCAGCATCAGCCGGAAACACACCAGGCACGAGCAGGCTGCACGCTGCAGCGATGCGCGACACTAGCAGCCGGTCAGAGGGTGCCATCCGTGGCGCCATGGCTATTTGCGCCTCGCGCTGCATCTCGCGTGTGATGGCCATGGCATATGCCGATTCGGCGTTTCCGCTCTTCCTGTACACTGCTAGGTCAGAGCCACCTGCGCCGAGAGTGGCGCGACCATGCAAGCGAGCGACAGCGCGGCCCATGACCTCAGGGTCAGCGCCCGGCTTGAACTGGCCAGCACTGCCCGGCCTGCTCTCGTCTACCTGCTCAAGCTGCAGCACGCTGGTCGGGTCAGCGTCGATAACTGGCGCCGATGTGCCATCAAGGGACAGCTGCGCATCAGCTCCGGCCGGTGACAAGTTGATGGTGTAGCGCTGCGACCAACTGGCCTCGAAAAGGTTGTGGTCGAGGTAGCTGTACGCCATGCACACCCGATAGGTGCTTTCGACCACTTCGCTGCGGTAGTACGGCAGCCACAGGCGCGGACGGCCGTGCACGTGGTACAGAATCCAAGGGCACGCACCCTGACCGTGCTCCTGCTCGGTACCCTCGATGAGGGTGCCGTCCGTCGTCTGCAGGTACGTCACCTCATCCGTCCAGACGCGCTGCACCGGCTTGCCATCAAGGTGCCATTCTTCGCACACCTTACGAGGTTGGCGCGGGTCCGTCTCTGACGGGATGGCTTCGAGCACCATGGCCGGACTAGTCGGATGCAACTCGACCACCAGTGACCCGTCATCAACTTTGACCCGATAGCGCACGCAGTAGTCGTTCAAGCCGAGCACCTGCGCAAGCACATCCTGCATCAGCGTGGCATACTGCGCCGCGTCGAGCAGCTTATTCATAAGCTGCGATGCTGACTCAACCTCGACCCCGTCAACCACGCAGCGCATACGCGGCGGCCGGTCGTATAGGGTCGCCTTGCCTTCGGCATCCTCGCGCAGGATGTTGGTCGAGGTGTCAACCACGGCCTCGCCGCCCCAGGCCTGGTCCAGGCGCTTAGCGCCTAGCAGCTTGCGCAGGTACTCGTATGCATCACGGCGCCAGGTGCCGTCCATGATGCGCTGTCTGCGGCCTTGCTCGTGCCGGCGTGCGTGGTCGTCGTAGTGGTATGGCATACGGCCCCCCGTCAGTGTACTACGTCAGCCGCGCCTGATTGTCACGTTACGGCGCTTGCGCTTCTTAAAGGTCCAGCTATCGAGCGCGTAAAACAGCGCATCGAGCACGTCTTTAGCAGGGTGACGGTCGGTCCCGTCCCAAGTGTCTAGAGCGTGCAGCACGCGCGTGCAGGATGGGTGCACCGTGAGCAAACACCGCCCATCGTCGTCCTGCTCTACCGTCAGATAGTGCAGAAACCTGCGCCGCACATCGGCCGAGCCAGCACCGCGACCCATGCCGCGCTTGGCGGTTCTGATGGGCGGGTGCAGTCGACCCTTGCCGGTGTGCTTGCACAGCCATCGACCGAGGATGCTGTTTGACCGGCGCGCTGGCTTCTTGCTGTACGTCAGAGCCCTATCACCGCAGGCATCGTCGAGGTGTGCCCACTTGAGGCCCCAAGCCGCCAGCATGTCGACCGTTGCCCGTGCATCGCCGCGCGGCGTCTGCCGGCCCGACTCATCCGACCACTCGCCGAGCACGTACACATGTGGGTATTCCATCGGTCCGCGGTCGCGCACCTGCACCAAGACACCGCACTGCTTGCCCGGCTGGCTGCCGTGGTCAAACCCCACACCGGTCCACAGGTCTTCACCTGGCGGCGCTCCAACCTGGCCATGCCAGTGCTCGTAGTACCTATCGACGGCGCGCACGTCCCACTCGCCATGCACGACGATGCCAACCTCTGACGGGTGCACCTTTGCCTCGAGCGCCGCGATGTACTCGGCGCCCGCTGGCTGCCACTCTGGCCCATCTGCACCCTCGGCCATCACCTCGATAGGCTTCGTGTGTCCGACCGGTATGAACTCGCGAGCGGTTAGCCCTCGGTGGTGCTGTTCCCATGGGCTGCCCTCGGCCTCGACCAGCTCGCGAAACCACTCGACCGGCGCATTGATGGGCGTCATGCAGACCGACATCCAGCCGCCGCGCTCAATGCGTTTCATGGCCTCGGTATACACGCGCACATTAGGCAGCGGCTCGTCAGCGACGACACCCTTGAGCGTGGCGCTGGCTAGGCTCTTTGTGCGCTGGTTGACCGTCTTAAACCTGATGGTGCTGTATGTGCCGCAGGTGTGCAGGATGCGGACGTGCGGGTGCTTGTGCCCGTAGCCCTGCGACGGGTCATATGTGTCATCAGGGTGCACCAGTTCCGGCGCGCAGACTCCGTGCAGCTTGCCTTGGATGATGACCGACTGCGCCCAGCTGTCACAGAGCACCCAGTACTCGCCCGGCTCGCTGCACCAGCGCTGCCGCGTCGGATGCGTGCCGGCCGCGTGCTGGACTAGGTCGTACATGGCGACCGTGGTCTTGCCGACCGTCTGGTTTCCCGTGCGCAGCAGGCGATAACGCCGGGTCGAGTGCATGTACTCATGTTGAAGCGGCAGCCAGGCGAACCGGCTAGCAGGGTCCGCCTCGATGGTGCGCAGCAGTGCGCCGAGCAACGACACAGCCTGCAGGCCATAGTCAGCATTCACCGGGCCAAGTCCTGCTCAAGCACGCGCATCAGATGGCGCTTGACCTCGGCCGGTGCTTGCGCGATTACATCGGTCAGGTTGCCGACTGCCTCGACCTGCTCGGCCTCAAGCGCCCGGCGCGCCGACTCGGCCTGCTGTGCTGCAGCGTGTGAGCGACTAGCCAGCGCGACCGCCTCAAGCATCGCCAGGCCAGCGACCCGGTCAACCTGCGCCGAGGTAATGGCCGACTCGGTGGCCAGCAGGTCGCCAGTCAACTCGCGCTCTAGGCGCAAGTGCCCGACCAGCGCGTTGCCCTTCGGGTCGTGCTTTTGTCGAGCGGTGCGACTGGCGCTGCGCAGCTCAAGCGTGCGCCGCTGGTGGCGCCGTAGCACAGTCAGTGGTGTGTCTGCCTTCATATCTGCCCCCCCTTGTTGTGTGGCTTTCCCCCAAAAATGGAAAAGGCCGCGCGAAAATGGACGTGTTTTTAGAG